CGTACCGGCTTGAGCCGACGCCGGTTCTAAATTCCCGGCGTTGCTGCTAGCTAACGCGGCTAAGATTTCGTTAGCCTGTCTCCTAAACTCTAGCCCTTGCAAATTTGCGCCTATTTTGTATTTGCTCGTTTGCATCAATATCCTTTCGCTATGTAATTAAATTCTCGCCTCACGGCCGTTCCTTTTTTATCTAAGATTTTTATCATAAATCCCTCCTTGCTTTGGTTTGTTAAAACGGCATCGTCGCCGACTAACGCGTTTATTATCGTTATCTGCGCTTTAGGGGAGACGCTAAAATTATTTTTATAACTGATTAAAATATCGCCGCTCTCGTCGCTAAACGCCGAGCCACTCTCTATAACGTCGGGCATATCTACTATTACGCTCCAGCTTCTTATAAGCGGCGTTACTAGCTCGTCGCGCGTAGTTAGCTTTAATCTAAATTTAAAAGCCTTGCCTACGTACCGCCCGTCTTTAAAGTCCCTAAACTCGTTAAAGCTTACTCCGTCTACGCTTGAAGAAATTTCTACCGCGACGTCGAACGCCCCGCCGTTTAGCCCGTCGATATTTTGGGACGAATCTACGTTATCCAGCAAATCGAAGTTAGAGTTTAAACTAAGCCCTATCGCGTCGAATGCGGAAGAAATATCGCAAAGCTTAGCGCCCGTTAAATTTATTATTTTATCGCTCTCGTAATAGCCCGTCTTGCTTAAAACTTTTCTACCCCCGCTATAATCTTCGTCGATATTTTCGTCTAAATCTACGTTCGGCAATAAATCGAAATGATAAAAAAGCGGTATATCGGTAGCCAAAGCGAGCGAATTCTCGAATAGCTGCACGCTATCTAAACGACCGCCCCAAGTAGGCGCGTCGATACGTTCTATGACGTTTTGCGGGGCAAGCGTTTCGTCTATTATCAAAACCGCGGCGTTTTTGCTCTCGACCTTTAGCCCGTAGGCGTTTATATAAAAAGCTTTTATAAGATAAGTTCCGATCGAGCTTAAGAACGCTCTAGGGGCCGTCCCCGAGTAAACGCTATAAGCGGTTTCGAATTTTAAACCTTTTCGTATTTCGTAATTTTCGCCCGTATCGCGCCAAAAAGCCAAATTCTTATTATCTTCGTAGATACTATAAAAACCCTCTACGTCCGCTAACGGCTTAACGTTTAAATCTAAATTCGCCGCATCGCTTCTTATGCCGCTAGTGTCGACCGCGATCACGCTTAATTTAGAGTTTAATTTAGTCTTAGGCATATCGAATCTATTTAAAGCCGTTTTTGCTACCGGCGCGCCGTCTTCGTAAATTTCGAATTCCTTAAAATCTAGCGGCGGTAAATAATCCCAGCTTAAAGCCCAAACGTCCCTTAGCTCGGCCGCTTTTAGATTTTCTACCGGCCCCGGCGGGTAAAGCTTGCCTAAAACGTTATAAGTTTTACTTGTGCTATTGCCCACGCCGTCTTTTACCGTTATTTTGTAGGTTTCGCCCTCTTTGGCTTCAAACTCGAACGCGCTATTAAAGACCTTTATCGTTCGTTCTTCGCTAGCGCTTTTGTAAGTTACGAAATAAAACAGAGAATTGCCGCTCCAAGCTAGAGCTAGCATATTTTTTATATTTTTGGCCGTATCGTATTTTAAATATTCGCTTATTCTTAGATTCCGCACGTCCAGCGACGAATAATCCGTAACACTTATATTTTCCCTATCGTCGTAAATATCCTCGTTGTATTCTATCGCCGTAATATGGCGCGTAAATTCGTCCGAAGTAGCTATCTTTAAAATTCGGTATAATTTAGAAGCCTTATTAATCTCACCGAATGCGTAGTTGTCGTATTTTCTAAAGACGCTTCCGTTTAAATTCAGCCTTAGTTTATTCGGAGCTAGGATTTCTAAAATCTCAAACTCTTTGATCTCGTTTACGTCGTTTTTGATTTGAATAGCGTATTTTACGCCGCCTACGGTATCTAAATCTCTATCTAAAATAACGAAATCCACACCGCTATCTTCTAGTAATCTACCGCTAAAGCCGTATTGAGGCGTATCGTGGCTAACCTTGATAATATCGCCGTATCTGCAAACTAAACTATCTTTGTCGGCTTCAAATTCTATCGTTTCGGTTAAATAGCGGTTGCAATTTAAAGTAAAGCGTCCATAAGCTCTAGCCTGCGCCTCGTCTGTGCAGCCTACCAGCGTAACGGAGCTTTTATTGCTTACGCGCGAATTATCGGCGGCTATTTGTCCGACCGAAACGACGGAAGGCTCGTAATCTTTATTTTTATCGTAATAAGTTATCTCGATAAAATTCGCCCTATCTACCAAAGGGAGGAAATTTTGCTTAAACGTATCGCTTAAGATATTACCCATACCGAACAAAAAGCTTTGAGCGGGAATTAGCCCCGCTTTTTCTATTATTACGTCGAATTTAGAACCCGCTTGAAGCACGGACGCGCGACCTAGCAAGCTAACCGTATCTAAGGCCTTTCTAACGCTTAATTCGCTATCGAATACGATATTACATTTTAAGCTCTTTTCTTCGCAAAAATTAGCCCATTCGTTAAAACTAGGCATTATGCGCAAACTCTCCACGCCGCTATCTTCTAAAATTTTACGGCAGATATGAGAGGGATTATCGCTATTAGCTGTTACGACCGCGCTAATCCTAGGCGCTCCGCCATTTAACTGATCGGTCGCTAACGCCCTAATAGCTAGAAGCGCGGTTTTAGGATAAATAAAATCGTCGCTTACGGTTTCGGTTACGTATTCTAAATAACAATCGCTTGCGTAACGGCTGCCGGTATTGGGCGCGGTTTCAAATTTGGCCCTAATGTTATATTTATTGGGCGGTAAGTTACCCACCCTAAAGACTCGCCTAAAAGTAGAAGTCTGCGCGGCGGTTACTACCGCATAGGAAACGCCCGTAGGCGGGTAGTCGGCTAGCATTTGCGCTCTAGCTTCTTCAGGGCTTCCTCTGTATGTTTTGCCTCTAAATTCGTAAACCGTCCCAAGTTTTCGCCGATGTCTTCTAAAAGGGCTTATATCCGCGGGAACTACGTTTAAAGTTTGTCCCGTTATTGCCGTCCAGTTTTTGCCGTCGGCGGAGTATTCTACCCTCACGTTTACCGAGTATCCGTCAAGTCCGCCTTTATCGTTAGCGTAATAAAGCCCGCGCGGGAAAACTAGAGTTACGGATAGGCTCGTTACGAAATTACCGTCCGTTTGCGCTAAAGAGTAAGATAAATCGGGGTTTAGCTTTTTGCCTATATTCTTATCGTAGCTAGTATCGTTAAAATTAGAGATTATATTTTGGTTATTAAGCCCGTTTCTAATCTCATAAGTTACGCCTTTAAAATTCTCTATCGGCTCGTCATTTATCTTAATCTCTCGTATACCTTTGATCTCACCGTCGTTTAGCGCATAAAGACCATTAAAATATTGCTTATCGCCATCGCTAATTATATGCGAAGCGATTAACGGCGGAGTTATTTTATGTGTCCCAAAAACCTTAGGCACTACTTGAGCCTGCATAGCTTGGTTTGTAGGCTTATTCCAGCCGTAGGTATTGGAGTTTTTAAAATCCATTCTATCAAAGCCAGGCATAGATGGTTTAGGCATAATAGCACTTAATAGCAAATTGCCAGCCACAGCGATACCAGCGGCTAGCGCATACGTTCCAAGCCCAGCGGCCATAGCTCCCGTTCCGCCTATGACGGTTCCTAGCATGCCCGCAGCCGCATAAGGTGCAGCGATAGCGATAGCGATAGAAGCCACGATGCCTAGAATCTTTTTACCGCCTCCGCCTCTGCCTCCGCCTTTAGGCACAATAGCGATATTTACTACGTCGCCGTTTTCAAGCTCGAAAAAGCCGCTTTGTATAACGCTATTTTTAGAAATTACGAGATCGTAAATTTCGTTATCGTATTTTAATTCTTTTAGAATTTCGTCGATATTTTTATACTCTCCGCTAGCTAGTATCGTTCTATCTAAGGGATTTAAAACGTTATTGTAGGTTATTATTTTATTTTCGGTCATAATAGCCCTCTATCAACTTTTCGTAATTAGCTAGCCGTTCTACGATAGCGCCAGTTTGCGACGTGGTATGTAAAATATGCTCTTCGTCGATTAAATATCCGAAATGCGTTACTATTTTAGGGTGATTTATGTCGTAACGCAAAGCTACGCAGACGCCTTTGCGCTTTTCTACTCTATGCCAGTTTTTCGAAATTTCGTCTAGAAATTCACTAAATACGAGTTTAGCTCTATCGTGCGGAGCGCACGCCGGCGGTATGATTACGCCGCGCTCTATCTCGTAGCACTTTCTCACCAAAGCAAAGCAGTCCATTTCCTCAAACGGAGCGCCTATTAAATCCCTTATCGTCATTTCTTATACCCGCCCGCAATTCCCAAGAACCCGCCGAAGCGCGCCGAATTGTTTTTAGCCCTGCAGCTAGCCAAGGTTTTGTCGCAACTAGTTTCTGGTCCGTTATAACCGCACTCTTCGCCTTTAAATTTAAATACGCAATAATCCTTATACATCTTGCGCGGCGGATAGCTCATATTAAAAAGATTGCCCGCGCCCAAATTAAAGGTTACGGCCTTACTATCGGAGCTAAAGTCGGTAAGCTCGAAAAACTCCTCAAGCACCGGCTCGCTTAAATCTTTTGTATTAATCACGTAAATTTTGGCTTTAATAGTAGAGTTTTCCGCGCCGCGCGTTTTTAAATAATTATCGTAAGAGTTTATATAATTTTGCATAGCTCGGCTAGTGTTATCGATACTTAGATTAAACTGCGGTATTTCGCCCTTAGCCGTTTGGATTTCGCCTATACTAAAAGGAAACGCCACGAACTCTTCCCCTCTAAAGGTTATATTCTCGCTATTGTTTATTATGCGTACCGTAGGCGTTTCGGGGATAAAAATTTCAAGCCCTACTAAAAGCGCGCTATCTGAAGCCGCGGCGTTTAAATCCTTTATCGTAGTTAGCTTCATATCTCTACTATCTCCACTTTTACTGCGCAGTAGTTTTGCATATTGTCGTCGGCTTTTAAATCGTCCATAGAAAATACGCAAATTTTAGTTTCGTCCTCCAGTGGATAACGAAATTTAAAAGCCTGCCCTTGATTGGCTATGAAAAAATCTCTTAAAATTTTGAACTGCTCCGCGTTTAGGGCGGGATAATTTAAACTATACGAGCTTTTAGGCTTAGTCCATTTTTTACGCGTTATCGTATAGCCGCCGTCGCTTGAGCTTCTATGCGTAGGATTGCGTAAGGTCCTCGACGAACCTACGACGATCGGCGGATAGCTAGGATAAGTATTCACGCTAATAACCCCCTTAAAGTTTCGCGCGAGCCTAAGACGTTTTTACTCACGCCGTTTAAAACTAAAGATATGACCCATTCGCCGTCGTTTCGCCTTACCGCGGCGTTAGATACCTTTACGTCCTCTTTGGTTTGATTTATTACTTCTACTTTTACGTTATTTAAAGACGCTCCGACCTGCGCTTTTACGCCTAAGTCGCCGTTAGAAGTCCTTGTTAAAGGCATAATAGCCTCTGGACTACCGCCGTTTTTCTCGCCCATTACGCCGATGTCGGGAATGCCGCCTTTAGCGAATTTAAAGAAAGTCGGCTTGCTTACGATTGAGTTTGCGTAGCTATGCAGATCGGGGCTATTAAATACACCACCTTTTGCCGCTGGAGTAGCATTTAATACGCTTGCAAATCCTCCAGCAGGCAAAGCCTGATGCTTTGGAGTAGCCTCTCCAGACATTCCTGGTAACATACTCGTAACCGAATTGATTAACGGCTGGATTATCATCATCTTTACTATTTGCCTATAAATTTGCCCTAAAATATCCTGCGCCAAATCGCCGAATTTCATAAAGCGATCGGAAGAATAATCGAAAAAATTACCCATCGCGTTTTCTAAGCTATTTAAGCCGCTATACATAATCTGCCCCCACGTCGAGGCGTCGAATATTTGTTTTTGATGTAGGGCGTTTTCTAAAGCTACGGCCTTATCGTAGTATTCTTTATTTATCTCGCCTTTTTTTAGCATAGCGTCGTATTGTTCTAAAGCGTGCGCGCGCTCTATTTCTATAAGTTCGATACGCCTAGCCGTTTCGTCGGTTATTAGCTCTGTGCGGCGTTTTTGTAGGTTGTATATACGGTCTTGCAGCTTTAGCTTCTCGTTGATATTTTTGATATTTTCGTTGTGCGCGGCTTCGGCTTCTGCGGCGCGTTTCTTTTCTAGGTCGCTATCGAAGCCCTGTTTATACTGCGCCATTATCTTTTCAAATTCGCTGCCACTTATGCCAGCATCTTTTAATTTTTTGCTTATCTCACTTTGTTTTATAAGCCATAAATTGGCGTGGTCGCCTATTTTTTCATAATACTCTTTATAAATTTCGCTTTTTGCTCTTAATTGGCTCTCCAATTCGCGATTACTCGAGCCGCCGTGTTTTTTGCCGAAATTTGCTATCTGCTCGTTGGTCTTTTCTAATTTTAACCTTAAGGCCTCGAGGGCTTCCTCTTGAGCTACTTGCTTTCTAATAGTATCTGCTGGCTCGCTTAAAATTTTGTCTATCTTTTTTTTGAGGCCAGATGCCTCTTTTTTGAGGTCAGACAGCGTAGTTACGTGCAAGTCTTTAACCATTTTTTCTAAAGAATTTATATAAGCAGCGTCTTTTTGCTGCTGAGTTTCGACGGCTCCTATCCCCGAGTTTATGTTAGCAATTTCTTTTCTTTGCCCTATGATTTTGCTGTTTTGTGCGATATAGCCGTCTCTTTCGGCTTTTAGCTTTACAATTTCGTCAGCCTCTAGTCTATACGCTCCGACGATACCACCGAATTTATTATGTTCCTCTAATTTTCTATTTATTGCGTCTATTTTTCTAAAATTTGCGTCCAAACTAGCTTTTAGATCAAGATTTATAGCGTCGCGCTGATTTTGTGTGAGTTTTTGGAGTTCCTCATTGGTCTTGCTTAGCGCATCATTGAGCTTATCTGCGCTAGGTTTCGTCTCATCCATACTATCTTTGAGTGCAAAAAACGCATCAACGGCGGCGAAAATAGCCAAAGTAGGCAAAAAGCCCATAAATACGGCCTTTAATGAGCCTACGGTAACGCCGATTTTCATTAGCGCTCTATCCATAAAGCCAAGCTGTATAACGCCCGCCGCGGTTTGTGCCGCTACTGTTGTCGTCATAGCCGCATACGCTGCCATAGAGCCTTTAACGGACAAATACGTGCCGCCTAATATTCCAAGATGTTTAACTAGCGTTCCGATACCGCTTACTACGCCTACGATAGTATCTTTGTTTTCTTTCAGCGCGTTTGCAAAGCTGGTTATCGCCCCGCTTATCGTTTGCGTCGCGCCCGTTACTTCGTTTATATTGCCTACGATTAGATTTATTTCGGTTCTTAGATCGGTAAATGCCTTGCCAACGGTTACGGGCATTTGCGCAAAATCGCTATCTATTCTACTCTTGACCTTCTCAAACGCGTTACTTAAGGCTTCGGCGGTTAATTTGCCCTCGCTGCCTAATTCGCGCAGTTTGCCGACGTTTACGCCCAAGCCCTCGGCCATATACCGCAAGAGTGTCGGGCTAGCCTCGGCGATAGAGTTAAACTCGTCGCCCCTTAGCGCACCGCTACCCATAGCTTGACCAAATTGCTTTATCGCGGCCGCGGCCTCCTCTGCGCTCGCTCCGCCCAGTTGTAAGGCTTTAGTAAAGCTTGACACCATGTTATTAGTATCTTCGGTGCTTTTGCCGATATTTTTAAGGGCTGGGGCTAATTTTGCGTATAAATTTATAGTCTCTTTGATGTCTGCGTGTGTATCTCTAGCAATGGCGTGTAGAGTCTCTTGTTGTTTTGCATATTCGGCGGCCGAGCTAGTAGCCATTTTTAGGCGCGAATTTACTAAGCTCATATCGTCGGCTACTCTTACAAACTCGCGTAGCATAACCGAGCCTGCCACGGCGGCAACGGCTGTCTTTAACCCCGTAAACGAGTTAGCTAGCCCGTGCGCCGCGTTCTCGGCTTTTTTCGCTTCGTTTCCTATGCTATTTAAATCGCTTTTTAGCTTGTCTGCACCCTCAACTTTAGCACTGATGATCAAGCTAGCAACTTCGGTCATTATTTGCCCCTTTTTTAATCTAGGGCAAATTGTATATGAAATTTAAGGGGGCGTTGGTTTCAGAAAAATTGGGGTAACATAGTGAAATAATTAAAAAACGGAGTAATAATATGACTCTAATATGCGATAAATGCAGTGGCAAAATAATTAAAGGCTCTAAATTTTGCCCCCACTGTGGTGATCCCGTAGATAAAAAAGACAAGCCGTTGTCGGAAGTAAGTATCGGCGAGAATTATGCTTTTTTTGAATTTGGATACAGCACGTCGCAAAGCTACGAAAAAGCCGTATCGATATGTAGTAATATCCCTACCTATGTCGTCTTTGGTGAGGGGAAAAATATCATACATCAAGTAACCATACCAACTACTGAAATAGATTTATTGATTAACATTTACGATCTAATCGGCAACTGGAAAAGTTCAAAAATGCTAATAAATGGCAGGGTTAGAACGAAAAAGGACTTAACCTATTACGGGCTAGGTTGCTTTAAAACAATGAGAGAAGCCCCAAACTGGATAGATTATTGCTATGGCGTCCACAATGAAGTGGAAAGAAATATTTGGGGGTGCAAGCGATTAGATATGCCGATTTACCCTTGGGGCGGTGGCTGGCTAGAATATGGGGCGCTTGATAAAGATGGCATCTGGCATTTTGACAAAAGGCGGATAAAGAACGAATTAAAAGCAAAAATACAAAACATAGAGCTGTGCCCTTTTTTAGATAAAGATCAAATCTTTAAAATAGTGGATTGCCTGCCTGAAACAATTAACCCAAGAACAGATAAAAACTGGGCATACACATACGATTACGTTATGCAGAATGGGGAGTATGTTGCAGCGCCTAAGGGGATAAAGCCTGCAACTCAGAACCTAGGTTATATAATACCAAAAGAGAACAATAACGCCCCTCAATGGGGAACCCGTACAAACGCCACTGTCACGCCCCAAAAAGAGAGTGCCGCAGTAGAACACGATAACAAAAACACAACTAGAGTTAATTACAACAGCAAACCTGCTGAAAAAATAATACAAGGGACAAAAATAGAGGACATAGAAAAAAGGGGCAGCGTTTGGCCGACAATGTGGCTT